GATATTATTATGAATATTGGATATGTAGAAGGAAAAAATCTTTGTCATTTAGAAAAAGACAAGAGAGAAAAAGAAACTGTAGTAGACTTGGAATTAAATGAATATTTCGAAGAAAATTATCGTAATTGTATCAGTAGATCCAATTCTTTTTGTGAACTTCCTTCGAAACCCAAAGGTGGTTATAAAAAAATAATCAAAAAAATCATTTCTCTCCCATCGTTTCTACAAAAGGGAGAAGAAAAAACAGAAGTAATTATTGGAAGAGGAGGAGGAAGAGAGCTTGAATAAGGAATTGGAGGATGAAATGACTTAAGTTGCGTACATCAATCCAGCATTTCCACCAATAAAGGTTATGATGTTTAACCTTTCTTCGAAAAAATATAAATTAAAATTGTAGTCGTAAATTCTCCATGTGGGTTTATTAATACCAATTATATTTCCCGTCGTAGGATCACATATGGTTAAAACCTGAGCTAAAGGATCCAAGGGAGGATTAATAGTTACACATTCTAGTTCAACTAAATTAAATCTATTCATATTAATTGCTCCAGATGGCTGTAATTCATATGGACTCGTATTTAAACAAAAATTGTAGCAATATAATCCACTTGGTGCATTTCCTTTCGTACGAACATATTTTTCTATGTAATTATAAACCCCTGCGGGTTGTAAATTCTCTCTATATAATCCATCAAACAAAATACCAAGTGATATGAGAATATTTTTTTCATTTTGAATATTATATAATGGGTTCAGCATTAAACCAGTCAATAAACCATTTGGATTTACACCTGGTCCTATAGTTGTATTTACCACATTTAAATTGGAATCTAAACCAGTAATTGTATACTGTCCATTTGTTGGAGCTTGTATTAAATCAACTGGTAAATAATTATAAGGCCAATTAGTATAATTAGACCATTCATTTCTTAAATTTGCATCACTTCTTTGAAAATAAAACAACCAACTAGAAACTAATCCCATACAAATCGGATTTACTTTATTGGATCCTGTAACATTATAAAAGACACTTTCGTTTACTTGTCGAAATAAATATTTTTGTTCATTCATAGCAAATAGTTTAGACTCGTCATTAGATAAAAAACAATAGGTACAGTTCAGATTTATGTCAGCATTCCAAAGTGTTCTTGTATCAATATATGAATTAATTCCTAATTCAATGTCTGGTGGTGGTTGAAGAAAACGATAAAATTGTTGGTAATATAAATTAAAATTAGGAGCCACATAGGGATAGTTATTATCATGATCCATGACATCACGAATTTGATATAGTTGATTAATTGGACGAAAAGTAACATTAATTTGTAATTCATTGTATTGTAATGCAACCAAAGGAAACGCCATTTGAGATTTTAAATTAAACCAGGCATTCAATGGAATATATATAGTTCTACTTCTTATAGATGGTTCAGGTCCAACTTGTTCCGCTGTATAATAAGCATTTGGATAAGAATTAACACGAGTTCCTGCATTACCTGGATCATTTAATTCTGGTACATTTCCAATCATTTCATTAAAAAGTGCCAATTTTTCACTCGAAAAATCTCTTTGTACAGCAGCCAATAAATAATCCCCGGAAAATTCTTGAAGTTTCTGATTTCCACACGTTACTGTAATTGAACTAATCATTTTTGCACCAATATTTTCAATCCATTTAAATTCATAAGGAACCCATTTTGTTCTTACTGTATCAGGATTAGTAGTTTGATCTTGATTGTCTGATGGAGGAAAAATAGGAGACCATATATTTGGTAAATCTACGGAAAGATAAGTATCCATTAATAAGTCAGCATAACGAGGAATTTTAAATGTAAAGGACGATTCTTCCGTAAGACGTAGTGTTTTTGAACCTTCAAAATCAACCCTAAACTTTTGTAGTCCAAAGTTGGTGAATTTGGCGTAAGTTGCTTTAAAAAAAGTTTTCGATGGATTTCCATTTAGAATAATACTTTGTTGTCCTTGAGATGATAAATTTAATAAACCTCCTGGCATATTTATTATATTATATGTTTATTATTTAACTATTTTTATTTGAAGAAAAATATCTTTTTTGTAAATAATTACAATAAATAATTACAATAAATAATTACAACAAGATATAAAAAATTATTTACAATATTTTTTACTCTATTATTATAAGTATGTCTGGAATAACAAATGTCAATGTGAATAATATCTTACATATAGTGAAAAATTTAAAGGAAGATTTTGTTATTACCTTTATTTATGTAACTATATTAATAGTTATTATCCTAGTTTTAGTCTACATTTATCGAATTAAAAATCTTGAAAATAAAGAATGTAATTTTCTTACCAGCATTTATGGAAATATAAATGGACATATTCGTTCCTTAAATCCAAGTGACAATGCATGTAAATACAAATTTTTAGATTATTATATTAAAACAGCTTACAATTGTTGTAGTGGTGGAAGTTACAAAAATGATTTTGTTTCCTTATGTGCACTAAAAAACGTTTTGAAACAAGGTGTAAGAGGATTAGATTTTGAAATATATTCTATCAATGATAAACCAGTAATTGCTACTTCTACTGAAGCTAGTTATTTTATTAAGGAAACCTTTAATTCAGTGGATTTTGGAGATGCTTTAAGAACTATTATTAGTTATGCATTTTCAGGTAGCACTGCACCTAACCCAACGGATCCTATTATAATTCATTTAAGAATAAAAAGCACTAATCAAACAATGTATACAGCAATGGCTGAACTTTTTGAAACTTATAATCGATTTTTTTTAGGAAAAGAATACAGTTATGAAAATCAAGGTACCAACTTAGGTTCAACTGATTTACTTACTTTTAATGGAAAAATAGTACTAATTGTAGATAGAATTAATACGGCATTTTTGGAGAATATAAAATTTTGCGAGTATGTAAATATGACAAGTGACTCTGTATTTATGCGTGCTCTACCTTATTATGATATTAAATTTACTCCTGATATGACAGAATTAATTGAATATAATAAAACTGGAATGACGATTTCTTTTCCAGATAAAGGTGTAAATCCTTCTAATCCTAATGCAATGGTAATAAGAGAAGCAGGATGTCAAATGATTGCTATGCGTTATGAATTTGTAGATACATATTTAGAAGAAAATACGGCTTTTTTTGACAATGCAGGATATGCTTTTGTATTAAAACCAGCGAGGTTGCGTTATATTCCAGTTACTAATCCAATGCCAACTCCTCAACAAACAGATTATTCTTATGCAACAAGAAATTATGCTACCGATTATTATAATTTTAATATTTAATTTGAAAACTAACTTGTGTAAAAAATATCATATTTTGCATATTATATTTTTAATGTTGACTTGATTAATCAGTGTAAACCTAAACAAATAATTTACACTATTAATTTAATAAAAATTTAATCTTTCATAATATTAATTAAAAAATTAGATGTAAGTTCATCACTATATGCAGGAGACCCTATATATGGTATAGGTATAGTTCCAGATGATAAAATCGATTCTGGTATTCCATAAACAAACCATGTACCTGTTTCAAAATTAATATAAAATGATATACCTGAAAATCCGTCCCATAAAAGTGTATAGTTACTGAAACCATAAGTTGTATATGATGTTAAATCTCTATTAATACGAGCAAATCCCATACACCAATTATCATTTGTATTATTAAAATTATCATATGGATATGGGAATGATTGAACTGATGAAGATGTAATTGGTATTTTAGGCGAAATTAAATAATTAAAACTTTCTGGTTTTAAAATCATTTTTCCATTATAGTATCCATTATTTGAAAGTAAACATAATAACTTTCCGTAATCTTTAATACTTGACATTAGAGGAGCATTTGTTAGTACTTGTAATTCTGGATATGCAATACTATTATACATACAACCTAATATTTTAGATATACCATCATCTGGATAGTCGTTTATCCAAACTAATTTTCCTATAGGATCACTATTATTATAAGTTGAATATTTAGGATCACAACCATATCCTGACCAAGTTTTAATATCATTTATATCAAATACTTGTGTTAATCCTAAAGAGGTTGCTCTTCGAAAACTAGAATTAATTATATTAGCTCTTTTTGATTCTGGAACAACTTCTTGAGGAACCACATAACTATTATCCATGGCTAAAGGTTCAAAAAATTTAATTCTAGCATACTCTGCATAATTTTTATATCCTGCAATTTTTAAAGAAGGGTCTAATATTGCCCCTAAAAATAGATATCCAGTATCATATGCGGATGGTAAACCATTTGTACCATATGGTAACACATTTTTTGAATATGTTGCAGGCTTACAAAATAGTGGTAATAATCCACTGCAATTAGCATAAATTATATCTTTTAAATAAGTAGAAAGTGTATCTTCAATAGTATATCCACTGTATAATTTAGATGCTACATTTAGTGCATTTCCTTGTATCATTTGAGTAAAATAAGTAGCGGTTTGTAAATATGCACCTAAACCAATAACTGAATTATCAGCTAATATTTGTTCTCTTATTCCAAATCCTGGAGTAAATAATAATACAAATAAATCAGCACATATTATAAAATCAGTACTTAAACCAATATTTAGATGTAATAAATCGTTTATTGTAATATCTTTCCAGTTAAATGTATTTGTAGTTGCTTTATAACTATTTACATCAAATGGAAAAGTATCTTTATTTAATACTTCAATATTAGTATAGTATGTTCCAATACCATCAAAAATTTTATTAATAGAATATAATGTCGATGATGGTGTAATAATATTTTCCTCAATCATCTTTGTACAAACTAAACCTGTTAATAATTTACCACCAGAAGCCCACCACATTATACTATTTTCATTAAATTCACTATTTACACTAGATTTACCTATTCCAGAAAAAAAAGATTGATTACTTTTACTATTTCCTCCATGAATAAATGCACCTTCATGATTATTCTGGTATTGTTCTAAACTTGATAAAATATTATTATATATATTTTTTGAAATAGTTTGTCCG